TTATACTCTATTACACTTGATGGCAATTGTGCAGCTGGTATTTTACCCCCTGCATCCAAGGAAGCGTATCCATTGTTTTGGCCTTTCTCACTTGTTGCTTGATAAGTCGTACTATCTAGCGATCCATCCCCTTTTAAGAATTGAGAGCTTGTACCACTCGCAATGTACTTTTGAAAGCGTTGATTGCCTCCGCTGCCTTTACCAATATAAAGATCGTAAGTATCCGTAGTGAATAAAGGCTCGGCAAGTTGTCCTTGTGGAATTGTTGCCGCCGTACCCCTTTTTATCTTTAATGTATTTGCCATTTATATATTTTTACCAAGTTCCGCAATCAATTGTGTCGTTGACACCGATTTTGTTATTAAATGTAGTCCAATCACTTGTACTCAAAGCACCTCTCACACTCGAACTCGCCGTAGGTAAGTTAAATGTATGTGTGTCATTTAAGCTATTTATATTAAAATCACTACCCGTTGTCCCCGTAGCTAAGTATTGCACTTGAGCGGTAAGGCCGTTTAGTGCATTGATGCCCGTAGAGAAAGTAGTAATGATTTGACAAAGGTTATTGTCCTCCGTATGCAAAGTTATTGTTCTTCCAGCATGAGTAACATATATTCTTATTGCAAGTCTCTCTGTTGCCGTTAATATTGTCTCTGGGACTGGCAACGTAGAGAAATAAGCCTCAACCGCAGTACCCCCAGTTATTGCGTCTGGGTTTGTTGACCCACTTGCAATTAATGTGAATGTAGTTCCATCATATTTATAAAGCTCTACATAATAGGTAGGATTACCGCCTCCACTTGACGCCGAGAAGAATGTCTCAAAATTCCAGTTACCGCCAGGTATCTTAAGCAAATTTGGATCATTCGCATCGGTTAAAAATGATGCTATGTATCCGTTTGCATTTATTGTAAAATTAGTACCAGCACCGAGAATGGGAGTCTTATTCATCTCATAATAAGTAACCCCACCAATTGTACCTTGGTTAACTGATCCGTTTAAATAATACGATACGGATGCACCTCCGCCGCCGCCTCCACTTGGAAAATCTCCAAGGCTTCCATCACCTCTTACATATTGAGATGCTAACCCAGACCCAGTAACCGCAATTGTACCATTGCTTGTCAAAGGCGAATTACTCACCGTAAAAGCTGATGGCATTGTAAGACCTACGCTTGTAAGCCCCGTATCAATATCGCTCCAAGATGCTTGTATTGTACCGCCATCTTGCTGCGTTAATGTTAATGTCTTTGTGGTTGTACCAGTAACACTTGCACTATTTATCTTATCATTATATGCATTATCCCACTCACTTTGCTTTGAATCGGTTGGAATAGAGTATCCGCTACCATAATTTATGGCAATTGTACCATTGCTTGTAAGAGGACTATTTGATACCGTCAATCCCGTTGGAACGCTTATGCCTACTGAAGTCAAACCAGTATCGGTGTCCGTACCATTCACCCAAGCCGTACCATTGTATTTAAGCACTTGGTTAGTGCTTGGTGAAGTGATTGTAACATCTCCAAGTTGTCCTAAATTATAATCCCCTTCCGTTGCAATAACCGAACCCGTTCTTCCAAATACACTTGTTACTGGAGCCGTATCGTAATCGCTCCATGATGTTGTTATTGTACCGCCATCTTGTTGCGTTAAAGTAAGTGTTTTGGTAGTAGTACCCGTAACACTTGCACTATTTATTTTATCGTTATATGCTTGATCCCAAGTTGCTTGCTCCGCATCGGTAGGTAAACTATAACCAGCTCCGTAAGTAACCGCCAAAGTACCACTACTTGTTAGCGGGCTATTTGCAACACTAAAGCCCGTAGGCATTGTAAGCCCTACGGATGTAAGATTTGTAGCCGCACCACTCGCACTATAATCCAAATTCACATAAACGGGGCTTGGATTTCCTCCGCTAACCGTAATATTGGTTACATCATAAGTAACCTTTATCGTAGGTTGTGTTGAGCTATATGTAACTTTAATTAATATCATTATGATGTAACTTGGTTTTGAACTTCAACATAACCTTGCATCCAAGTATATTTATTACTTGAGATAGTTACTTCAAGCTCGTATGTATATTCACCCGCCGTATAAGTAGCCGTAGTAACGGGTGTTAATGTTACCTTTCTAGTATGACTATTTATTTGCACAAAATCCGCGTTAAGCCATTCAATCATAACCGTTCCGCTAGTGTTCTTAGCTTGTAGCTTAAAGCTATAAGTCGATACATCTAGTGGATCGGTCTCACATTCATCCTCGTAAAAAGAGTAACTTATAACGTATGTATCACCCTTTTTAATGGGCTTCATGTTTAATTCACCTATCATAATTTATCGGCTTTATCTTTTAATTCTAATTTGATCTCATTAAGAGCTTGCATAATTTCTTTGAACTGTATTGCAGTCTCATCTTCTTTCTTCTCTAAAGTCTTAAGCCTTAAATCATGTTCACGAAACTTTACCTTCATGTCGGTATATATCTTAATTCCAATGCCAGCTAGGCCAATTGTTTGAAACCCAATAACTACCCAAAAATTTGATTCCATTTGCTATTAAAATTACTAAATTTTAAAATAACTGTAAATATGCCGCTTTAACCGTTTCCCCATTATATGCCGCACCAATAGTTATAGTGAAAACGCCACCTCCTTCGTCCGTTACCGAATAATTATAATACCATACCCCATCAATTGCAACACCTATTAATTTGTAGGATGCCGTACTTCTTGAGGTAATCTTTCCACTTGTTACCGTATAGCTATCAACTACACTTATCTCGGTTATAGGCCCAGTACCTTGTAAAGTAAAGCTATATGAGGCGTTTTGCCCCGTTGCGTTAGTAAGAGTTAAATCTTGAACAATGCAAGAAAACTTATAAACTTTATAATTACCACTTGCATCAATAATGTCTAAATAACCAATAAACTCACTATCCGTACCCTCAATAAAGGTATCAAAAAAAGTTATAGGTTGCGTATAACTTTCAACCATTTTTACTAGACCGCTTCCACTAACACTATACCCACTACGGCCTTTTATATATTCACGAAAAACGCCATTTGTTTTAGGTGCTAATTCTATAAAGTCCCTATTTATGGTTATGGATGCGGTTGTAGTACAAGCAAATGGGTAAACATTCCCATCGGCATTTGTTACCGCTATTACTAAGCCTTGCGCAGTTACTACTTCAGCCATTATTTGTTGTATATATATTTTTCACTAAATGTGTCATAAGTTAGAGTACCAGGATATTGATAGTCAATAGTAAATGATCCGCTAGTATATTGTATTTGAGTTATGTTATTACTAACCTCTACGGTAAATACATCACTTGGATTTATTGTAATTGTACCGCTAGGAGATAAGTTAAACGTAAACGCTTGTGGATTTGTACTAACGGGATAGTTTTACTCTAAACGTAGTAGAAACGGGGGGTAATGGAGCGGGGCTAGTTGTATTAATGTTACCCGCCAAACTTATTACAATAGGCTCGTTAATACTTACTACGCCATTGTAAGTTATTTGATAACCTCCAACTATTGAGAAATCGGCCGCCGTTACAACCGTCCAAGGTACGTTTACTGGGTTATTGTAAGTACCGGTAGTTACATCGGCATCAAATGTTTTATCTTCTAAATCTAACCCATCTTTATTCTCATCCCAAACCTCAAGTAAAGTTGCACTCCATGTAGCACTTGCAAAATCTATTTCTTTAAGATTTACTATTGCATACACTTTATCGGGGTCATCGTCAACAAATATTACCGTATTATGTAAACCAATACGATCGCCATTATTTAAAATGCCGTAAAAATTAGCATCTAACTTTGTGCGGTTAAATCTTGTGTTTTCCCAATAAGCAATGTTATTTTCTTTACGAAAACTCATTTCTTCGGTTGGAAATCTATAACGATACCATGTGCTATCTAAAATTGATGTCCCGCCACTATTTAATATAGTGCCTTTATAATTCCAAGAAAAGCCATCTTGTAAAAAAATGTCATTCTCTTGCTTATTATATAAAGTGTCCGTTTTAGTAAATGCCGTTTTAACACCTACCAATGGTTGCGCACTTATTCCGTTAAATTGCTCAATAATTTCAAAATTAAGAGCCTTTATGTGCATCTCGTTTGTAGAGTCAAGTAATGCGTGGTAATCTAAAATGAAAGCTATTTTAATAACTCCGTTATCTGGTATTGGTTCACTCTCCACATTTAAGCTCACATATTCCGTAGGCTCGGGACTACCCGCTTGATTATACTTTGTACCAATAAACCATTCTTGATCGGTGTTTGTATTTATGGTAAAAGTACTTGTAGTTAAATACCACTTACCATCTTGACCAAGGAAATAATTATTACCCGCGCCATCAAGCATTACTACCATTTGCCTAAAAAAGCCATCCTCGGTAAAATCGGTCTCAAATTTATAATCTATCCCAATTACCAATTTCTCACCCGTAAATACTTTAACCTCTTGGCTTCTTAAATAATAATCGTAACCCGTTGTTATAACTTGCTCGCCTGGCACCCTTACATAATTATCCTCTAAATAACCATAAGAGGTATTTGACCATTCTTCGTTTCTTGTTACACTACCCGTTGGAGGTGTTGTCCCACCAAATCCCCAATAATCGGGGTTAGGAGTAGCCGTATATTTATAATCGAAACTATCTAAATTATATTGCTTGAGTATAGCCGTTGTAGTAAGTAAGCTACCTCTTGAGAATGTACCATTGGTAATTAACTCGCCAATTTGCTCGTAATTAAATGTTACGCTATTCTCTTTTGTTCTTCTATTTATATTTCTTATGGCACTAGGAGATATTAATTTAATATCCTCGTTATTGCCTACGTTAATATCATATCTTGTGTTAATAGCCGTTCTAACGCTACTATTCTCAACAAATCCTCTTAAGTTCTCCGTTTTGGGAACGTAAAGCTCCTCCATTCTCATTAGCCACCAATTGTCATTGTACATAAATAAATTTTGGTTGAAACCTCTATTTATTTTGTCAAGAACTTCTAAAGATGATTCATATTCGGTGCTTTGTATTTGAAAAGTCTTAGGATCAATAGTGCATTGATCAAGTGAGGTATAAGTTGCACTATCGGTCATTAATGGATGAAACAAGTTATTAAAACAATAAAACTTATTCCAATCTTTTACCGCATTTGCCGTACAATACTCAATATATTGCAAAGGCGTTGTTTTTGCGGTTACTTCCGCACCCGCATTTGACAATGGAAAATCTCTATTATATCCAAGGCCATCTATGGCTCTTATTATTAAAATATGATTAGTGTCCTCCCAAATCTCTTGGAAGTCATCTTGCAAAAGCCATCCTCTCCAATAAGGTGTAACAAGGCTATCATAATAAAAGATAACCTCAATATCGTTATCCTTATCCATTAAAAAATTATCAATACTCACTCCACTTGCACTACCTATTATTTCAATCTCGGCCATTTGAGGGCGAATAGGCTTAAATAAGTCATCATTGGTATTAAACTCTTTTAATACAAATGGCTTAATGCCTCCACGAAGTTCCGTAGTTGCACCCGTAAACCCCTCAAAATAAAACTCTACGCGGGCATCTTGGCCTTGTAGAGTCTTAAAATTTATTCTATATTTTTCTGCTTTAGCCAACTCTATTAATTGTTGCGTTTGATCTATTTAATACTCCTACTAAATCACTACCTCTTTGTACAAATACTACTTGACCGCTTAATCCTATCCCCCCACTAAGGCCACCAAAATTAGCTGCTCCCCCTAAACCTCTTGGAGTATAACCAAGAGAAGGACTCATTCCACCTTGCATATTTCTTCCAAACAATCTACTACTTTGATTATAAGCATTTACACCAGCGGTTCCCGCTCCAGGTACAATTGCGTTTGCAATTGCAGCCGCAGCCGTAGTTGCAATAATTGAGCTTATAATATTTGCCAAAACTCTTAACACTACATTTCCAAACTCTTTCCAACTAAATTTGCCACCTTCCAATACTGTGTTAAATAAATAATCTAAAGGTGCAGTTATGAAATTTTCTATTACTGATTTATAATTTTCAAATCTTTGTTGATTTGCTTTCATATCATCATCCATCCCCTTAAATACCTTATTAACACCTCTTTGTACTTCTTGTATGCCAAAAAGCATATCTTGATTTTGCAAACTCTCAAATAACTGATCAAAAGATGTATTTGATATTTTAATTGCCGTATTTGCAACGCCATCCAAATTAGTCTTTAACTCAGCAGATTTTATAGCAACTTGCTCTATAATGTATCTCCAACCTTCTAAATTTTTTGCACTCTTTTTAACTGCATTATTAAAATCATCACCGGCTATAACCGCAGCAGGAGCAAACCCAGACCATAATCCTTCTACTTCTTTTGTTTTTGTTTTTAATTGTTTTAAACCATCTATGTTTATAAAACCTTTAAAAACATCTATTTCACTAAATACACCAGTTAATTGTGATCTTAATTCTGCTTTTAAATTATCAATAGCAGCTTGAGTTGTTGTAACTGGAAATACTGGATTTACATTTAAAGCAATATCTCCAACAAGCGGTGTTTTACTTGCTTTTACAGCATCTTTAAACAATTGAGATGTTGATTTATTTAAATTATCAACATCTTGCTTAGTAGATTTAATATTCTTTTTTCTCTCTAATTCAGCATCTACTAATCTAGTTATTTGTTCTGCATATTTAGTAAATAATTCATTTATCTTTTTTTGTTGAGATTCTATATAAATCTTTCCAATAAATGAATCAATATATCTATCTAAGCTAGCAGTTACTTCATCAATTGATGTTTTTTCTGCTTTAAGATTACCAAAATATTCTGGAGCTACTTGATTTAACTTTTTAATTATATCAAATTGCTTTTGTCTATCCTTCTCAAATTTTGGATATAAAGTAGCAAGTGATATAACTTCTGTTGCCTCGTCAGCTAAACTTTTTGCAAAATCTTTTTGCTCTTTTGTTAATGTTCTTTGTCCGCTTACTATTGCATCAAAAGCGGCTGATAAGCTGCCATACTTTTGAACAAGTGCAGTAACCGCAGAAATTACGGCACCAAAAGCAAATGCAATACCGGCTGGGCCAGCTAAACTTGCACCAACTTGCTTTAATGCTCCTCCTAATCCATTACTTGTTTTAGCTAAAGCACTAAATTGATCAACTACTAGCGGTAAGTTGTTCTGAATAGCTATAAATCCAAATGGAGCATCCCTAGCAACTTGGCTAAGTGAAAATAATGCTGCACTACCGCCTTGAGCTGCTTGTGGTAATTTGTCTAATCCAGTTTTTCTTAAATTAGTTAGACTGCCTTCTAATTGTTGAATATATTTATTAGTTTCAACAATTGCTTGACCAGTCTGGTTTTTAAGAGAATTACGAACATCTTTTAACTCTCTTTCTACCTCAGTTATAGATTTAGTGAATTGGCTTATATCCGCACCTAACGTAAATATGAAATCTTGGTTACTTGCCATTCCTATATCTATTAATTAATTGTCTATATTCCTCTTCGTCTATTTTAGTTGTGTTTTCATCCCCTGGTAATTCCCATAACTGCTCTGGAGTTTTAGGTGCGGTTTTTGGATCGGCCATTAACCTTACCATTTATCTTCGTGTCCTTTCATCATTAACGAGTAATGCTTAGGACTCAAAGAGTAAAATTCATTTGGCATCAACCCTAACTCTCCAAACGCAAACGCCTCTATTTCTTCCCACGAGAGGTCTTTTTTTTTGCTTGCTCTTGCGATTGATTTTCTTGTCTTATAAAATCGCTTTCAGACCAAACTTTTATAACTTTTGCGATGTCATTATCTTCTTGGTTTTTAAGCAAAGTTTGCTCAACCCATTCAACAATGTCCGCAAAGCTATATTTAGGATCAACCTCCTTAACTAGACAATTATTGAAATATCCACTATATATAATGTGAGATATTGTAATCTCACTTAATATTGATATATCAAATGTTTTGTCTTTTGAGAATTTGTCTTGAAGGTATCTAAAAGACGCCATCCCAAATTTTAGTCCAATAGTTTCGTTGTTAATAGTAATAGTAGTGTAGTTCATAATTATGCAGTAATATCAATAAGTCCGTTTGATGAAATTGTACCAGAGAAATTGATAAATTCAGTAGTTGATTGGTTAAGAGTCAAAGAAGTGATGTAACCATCAAATGATTGGTAATAAGCTGCACCAGCACTTGAACCAGAGAAAACTGGACTTTGAACTCTTACCGCAATTTGTGTCCCGTTTCTAAATGGAGTCAAAAGAGCTGAATAACTTACTTCTGAACCATCTGGGGCAGTTTCGCAAATTGCATCAAAATCAACAGTCATATTGGGCTTACCAATAGATGTGAAAGTTCCGCAGTTTGTTTGTTCTACGGTTGAATCAACTGTACCGTTTACGCTTGAAGTGCGCAAGCAAATAAGCGATTTCCAAGTAGAACCATTGTCTGTGCTAATATCTACGCTTTGGGTAGAACCTTGAATTTTTGCCATTTTTGTTTATTTTTGATTTACTAGATTTCTAATTGTTATAACTTTTCTTGCTATATAATTATCACCCTCCCACAAAGGTAAATAATTTGAACTTGTTCGAGCCATCGGGAATACGTAAAAATCAGTATCACTAAAACCATTGATCTTTGTATCTGGGATCAAAATATTAAGGATTTGACCCGCAATATTGTCAACTTGGCTTACGTTATTATTCTTATTTTGTTCGCTATAAATCTCTATTGTTACCTCAACCTCATTGTCAAAGCTATCATTGGTATTATTAGCTACTTCTACTATATTATTTATAATTACATACCTATCTGGAGTAGTTACAAATGGAGGTTGCCCATAAACTGGTACATTCTTACCATTGTAAGTAATGTTGCCGTTCAAAGCATTTACATATATATTCCTTACGTTATTTGCACTATCCTTCATTACGCTTGTCTTTTCTTTCTTAAAAAGTCCCTAACTCGCTTTTGGTATATAGGCCAATAAGCCAAAATACTTGGACGCATATAAGGCCTAGGCGGTAAATTAACCTTTTTAATGTTTTTACCTCTAAATTGTTCTGCTAATTGTACCCAACCTTGTTTCTCTGGATTTACAAATAAATCGCCAGTACCAAACTCAATATAAGCCGCATAGTCAGTCTGTGCAACAAATTGATAACTAAGGAATTGATCCTTTTTAAAGGATATGCTATTTAGTAGCCTACCGGTATCAACGGCACCTCTACTAGATAATATATTCTTAGCACTTCTAACCATATCCTCACCGCTAGCCGCTAACTCACGATCAACCGTTGCGCTTGTTTCATCAACGGTTTGCTTGAGCTTGGTAAGCATTTTGTTGAACTTATAATCATTAACTTCTAAACGGAATCCACTCGGCATTATACTATAAATACTTTTTTGTATTGATGATAGTTAAGGCCATCCCAATTAGGATATTGGCTAAGTAAAGAGCTTTTATCCGCGTTCATCTTTTTACCCCTATTCTCAAATTGCCATGAAGTCAAAGCAAGTATATCATTTGCCAAGTCCTCTGGAATTGAGCCATAACCGCACTGATATTGAACGTTAAAAATCCCTTGTGAATATAACCATAATTTCCCACCAATTACTTCATAATCCTCATTTTTTACCAAAGTAGTGTAAGTATTTATACCAGTTTTAATGGCTACACTATCAACACATAATAAAGGGCTATAAGGTAAATCAATCATCCAAACACCTGGAGCTATTCCCGTAGTTTGTAGATTAACTTTCAATAACTTATTTACCAAAGCCACACCGCTTATTTTCTCTAAATGTACCCTAGATGCACTAATCAAATCTTTTATAAGCCCATCCTCATCATTATAATCTATTTTCATCCAATCTTTAGCATCGGGTAGGGAAACCGGCTCTACTACGCCATCAGCGAGTACCGTTATCCCGTTTATATATATCGCCATACTTACTTATATTTATTAACCATTTCTCGGAACCAGACCTCAAATTCATCAAGCGTTTTTCTCGGATCATGCTCTCTTGATCTCTCTTTTGCTTTTTTGGATGCCTCACTATATTTTTTGGCATCATCCAGTTCAGTAATTGCCTTAACCCAGCTTTTAATATCATTCCTATCTTTTATGAATATGCCAGCCTTTCCGCAATTCTCTACGAGACCTTCGGCCATTGTGCTTATAACTGGAATCCCAGAACAATAAGCCTCCGTAGCCGTTCTTCCCCAACTCTCGTAATCACTTGGCATTAATAGTATCCTAGTTTGCTTGTAGTATTGCGCAATATCTGGTGTATTAGGCACTAATTTTAAATTTGGAAGGTTAGCATCCATTTGAGGATCATAACTCCCTAAAACGCCTAAAAACCGCTTATTTGGCAATGCACGAGCAATTTGTTCAAATATCTTACCGCCTTTGTTCTCGTTGGTGTTAATTAGAGTAATATATTCATTCTTCGCGGGGTCAATCTTTAGATCGTAGTATCGATAGTCAACGGGAGGCGTTAGTATAAAGTTATCCCAATTATATTGCAATTTCTCTTTTAGCCAAAAAGAGTTATACACAACGTGTTGATTGGTGTTTGCGTCAATGATTTCGGGGTAAGGATGGCTATTATGTATTAAATGAAAAACGGGTTTTCTATAAAGTTTAGCCGCACTAATTGTCCATCTAGTATAGTCCAAATGCGTAATTACGGCATTACTCCAACGCATCAAATTATCTATTACGTTATCGCTTGGTGGGAAAACATCCACGCCATCAAACACATAATTATTTTTAATCTTATAATGATTGGCTTGATGCAAAAGCACTCTTACATTGTGTCCTTTGCTAATCAAATCTTTGTTAATGTGATGTAACATCCATTCTGCACCGCAATTGTGCTGCGGAGGATAAAGATGTATTGAGCAAACTATATTCATATAAAATTATAATTTAAGTATAAGCCATAATAACCATTAAATTTGAATGATCTCATCAATGGATATTTTTCAGTAAAGTTATATATTGTTAAATCAGATTGTTTATGTATTTCGTATATATTGCCTCCTACTGCATCTTGCTCCATTTCATAAGGTATTGCAACCATGGAATATATATTTTTAAATGTTAAATCTGCAAGTAAGTTTTGTGCATCATTTATGCTCAAATGCTCTAGTACATCCCCAAGTATTAAATAGTTGTAAGAGTTATAATTAAAATCTAGTATATCTTGATTGTAAACGTTTTTATATTTATCTCTTAACTCAAATTGATCAATGTAAGGCTCGTAAACCTCAACCGCATCAATATTTGTAAAATCTTTGCAAAGCAAATCGTAATAGCTACCCGAACCTGGGCCGACATCCAATATTTTAATATCGGATGAGAAATTTTTTATAAGATGATCTCTAAAATCATCTTTAAAGTAATTGTATGAATAAGGCATAGTAAAAAAAAGGGAGTCTTACGGGACTCCCAATATTTAAGATTAATAAATCTTAGATGTTGCCATACAAACAAGCTGTAGGCTGGAAGCTCATGAGGTCGCAACGTGCTTCGCATCTGAACGTAATTAAGTTCTTCACGAAATCGTCTTGGTCGAACTCTGTAGAACGAACTGCAAGTCCGCTCTGTTGAGCAATAGAAAACTTAGTTGTGTCAAGAACATAAGCCTTAGACGCAGTAACCAAGCTATGTGGAATAACTGGAATACCCATCATTCTGATGTTACCTTGAGCATCAATTGTGATACCACCAGGAACAGAGTAAGAACCACCAGAAGGAACGGTTTTCAATACGTTGCTCCAACCAGCAAATGTGGTAAGGATCAAGTTTGGCTGCCAGTTAAGTGCGCCCAATTGAGCCACATAATCTACGAATTTCTCGGCAGTATTAGCACCAGAAGAAGAACCAACTGTTGCGCCAGAAGCCAAGTCATTCAAGTAATATGTATCTTCAGCTCTTTGGAAATCTTCAATCAAAGATTGCTGCAAATAGCTATTCAAGAAAGGAAGATCATCAACCATTTGGCGAGATACCTTTACATAACCAGCGATGAATTGCAACACTTTGTTTACAACTGTTACATCGTAATCCAATTGTGCTTTAGCAGAACCTTCAGTTTGCTTACCGAAAGAACCTTCACCAACTGGAGTATTTCCTTTAGGGAAAGATACTGAACCAGTTGAAACTGGGATGATGTTAAATACGCTTCTCAAGTGTGGGTTTACGAAAGAACGTAAAGCTGGAGAATTGATATAAGAAGTGTAAGGATTACCAGTAAGGTTAGCACCTTCGGTCATTACACCAACTGCTTTAAGGTCAAGTTCAAAATTGAAACCTTTACCGTTTGTTCTTGCAGCTTCTTTGATAGAAGAATAACCCTTAACGATTGCATCTCCGATCGCAGATTTGATTTCAGAGATATGCTCATTGTAAGATTGAGCTACCTTCTTATCTTCAGCAGCAGAGATTTTACCAAATGCAGCTTTAGCAGAAAGAACTTCTTCTCTTGCTTCAGCAATTGTCTTGTTGTTCTTAGCAATTTGCTCGTTGATTTCCTCAACTTTGCTTTCAAATGCTTTAGCAGCTTTCTCAGTTGCGAGAGCTACTTCAGCTTTCTGCTCGGCCATTTTAGCCTCGAGAGCAGCTTCAAATGTTTTAATGTCGCTCATTTTGTTAATTTAAAATTTGTTAATAATATTTATTAAAGACTCAACTGGAACCTCTTCTTCTTTTTGCTGCAAAGGTGTCTCATCAACTGCCTTTGTGCTACTCATACGTTCAATCAGTTCTGCGAGTTGTTTCACTTTTAACATACACAAATCTATTGTCTCATCCGTTACATCACTATTGCGGATGAATTTCTCAAAAGATTTGATTTGATCTTGTATTTGTTCAATGTTATTCATATTCTTCATGCCTAGTAATGGAGTTGCTTCGTTAGCTCCCCATGCAGTAAGGCTTGATCCTTCAAAAAGCATTACTT